CTCTGGTAGATTTTTGTCCAGTCTTCCGCGGCAATTAATCGATTTTGTCTATCTACACTTCCCATATATGTCCCTCACATGTTATTTATCGTGTAAGAAAATATGGGTAGTTAATTTATAGAATGCTATTTGCTTCGTCGAATCTAAAACGTAGGCTTTCTGATATGTTGTAGGGCAGGTAAGTTAAATCACATTCTATTTGTAGACCGCTTTCATATTCGCTGACTGTTATATCTACAACACGAACACGAGGGTCATAGTTAATAATAGCAGTCACATCTTCAATGATTAACTCTTTTATTTCTTCAGTCAATGGTTCAAATAAAACGTCCCAAATGATTGTTCCAAAATCTGGATTTTCTAGTTTTTCACCTTTTCGAATGTGAAAGTGATTGGTAATGTCTTGTTTTATCAATGAGATATCGTATAAAGGAAACGTACCAGAATCTGCAACTGTGCTGATACCTCTGTAAGTGCGGCTAGTTACAATGGTGGTATTCCTAGCGGACGGAACATTAATTCTAGAAACAAGATTTTTTTCGATATTCATAGCAGTATTTATTTTCCAATTTTCCTAAATGTATCCAGTGTTGCTGTTAATTTTCCATCTGTGGGTTTAGCCTCAGGTGTATGCCCTTTAGGATTTAAATTTTCGTGACCGCTCCACGGCTCTGCTTGTGGAACTCTAACTGGCTTATCTCCTGAACCTGCTGTGGCTGCGGCTGGACCGTTCATATGAATCTGTGAGGCTGTTTCCAAATGATTGCCGCCGCTGTTTATATGAGTGGTGCCGCTAGTTGTTATTTTAGTATCTGCGCCACCGACAACTTCCATGTCTGCGCCACTGTCTAAGTGCATTTTGTCACCAGACAAGATATTAACCTTGCCTCCAGCACTCATGTTAATATCTCTGTCGGCTGTGATGTTTAAGTCATTTTTTGTGTGAATACTAACACTATCTGCGGCATAGATATCTAACTTGCCGTTACTGGTTAATTCTATCCACGTGGTGCCTTTGGAATTTCCGATATAAATTAAATCTTCGGAGTTGTGTAGTAGAATTTGATGCCCTGTTCTAGTACGAATTCGTACTAATTCGTTGTGAGGTATAGATGGATCCCCATCTTTAGATAACTCTACATTAACATAGTCTGGAGGGCCTTCGCTTGCAGGCGTTTTTCTCAATAAAGTAGGATCACCGTCATCCATGACAAACGTGGATCCTCCTAGTCTACTTACAAATGCGCCTGAGACTTTACTTTCGTAATGCCCTATTGCTCCTGTTTTAGCGCCGCCTCGTCGGTCAACTGGTCCCGGTGTGCTGATACCAAACACCATGCTGGGCATATCTCTTCGAGCACTAGATGTGGTAGTACCTCTAGTTTCATCTGTTGATAATCCTTGCTGTGCTATCACCGAGTTGAAAGGATGTACTGGTTTCTTAATTAATGTCGTGTCAGATTGTACACCGTCGTTTAATTTTTTATTCCATTCTGCTACGACTTTTTTGCCTTTGCCTCCAGTTTCATTATGTAAATCTGTTGCGGCTAATCCTGGAACCATGAAGTTCATATATTCGTCTTGCACACACCCTATCCAAAATCCTTGTTTAATATCACCTTCGACAAATATACAAAGCACAGTACAACCTACATCCGGTGGCACTGCCCAAAAACCGTAACTTTTTTGTGTTCCGTTAAAATTATTATTTTTGTCGGTGCTGGATACATTAGTAACTCCGTAAAAAGGACTCAAGTATCTTACAGGTATTGTCTGTCCTTCTCGATTATATGTGTTACCTACTTCTCTCAGTAATTGTACGTGTAGTGTTCCCATATATTTGGCATCTACGTTGCTTACAATTCTTGCAAGATAAGGACCACCACTAAATTTGTGTCTTCGTTCAGATGATCTTTCAGGTGTACTCATACTGTTCCTTGATTTTTAAAAATGTATTTGTATTCATTAATATATTATGCATTACCGCTTGAAAATTCACTTGCATTATCTGAATTATTTGATTTAGTGGGTGTAAACAATGTTGTCATAACTTTAGTTTTTAGCAATTCGACTTCAGCACCAGTACGCACACCCGGACTAGCAAACGGGTCAGCAGTTGCCGAAGAAAGTTCTGTACCGCCAGGTGCGTTTGCTAAGTCTGATCTATTAAAAGCGGCCACTCTACCTGCACTTGGACGGCCTTGAGCAAAAGCAACTCCGCCGCCACCATTATCTAATCGACCTGGTGCTGTTGTGTCTACAGGAGCATTACCGGATACTATCTCTTCGCCGGGGCCTAGGCTTTGACTAACAGGCACTTGGCCGGTTCCAGATGATTGACCGGGTACAGGCTTGTTTGTGGATTCAGCAGTTTGATTACGTCTTCTTTGCGCTTTTATATCTTGCGTAAATTTACCATTTTGAAATCGATGTTTAACTTCAAGAACTCTATATAATCCGCTAAAATGTTTAACTAGTGCAGTATCTCCAAACTCCATTAATCCTGTAGAACTATTGTAGTCTATAGGTGTTCTAAAATTAACTGCTATGTCTACTTCTCCGCTTTGATGATCCATGGCTAGATCTTTAGTAACATTGAATGAGCCCGACCCTGTGTTACTAAAATTACCCATACCACTATCAGCAAGATAATAAGGATCGCCAATTATTGTAAAATTAATATCTACTAGATCTGTTTCGGCATCGTTTAATGCTCGTTGAAAAGTTTTAGCCGTAATAAGTTTCTGATCATCGTCTGCACTTGTGCCACCAGTTGGAATAGTTGGTTTTATCGGGCCATTAGAAGTCATATTTCCTATGTTTGGATTTTTATAATAGGCAGTATTATCACGCTGTTCTTTACCCGTATTGGAGTAGTATGTGTCACCGCGTCTTCCTTCTGTTGTTGTATTTTTATTTTCCATACTTTGATCTTTAGCCATAGCATTGAATAATGCTTGTTGAAATTCAATATTAAAATTTAAAATTTCTGTATTTTTTCCTGTATAAAGATAATCATATGTTTTGGCAACTTCTGTTGCTAGTTCTTCAAGGCCTGCTGGTGCCGCGGCGTTTGCAGAATTTCGTTCACTGTGTACAAAATAAGGAACAACTTTGTAAACTAACAATTTAGGAATATTGTTATCTCCTATGTTTCCTTCCTTAGATGGTTGAAAGTAAACTGCCGGTTCTATCCTGAACCAAGGAATCATTCCTTTTGGGTCTATTTTTTGTGCATCTAACCCAGACCTACAATACTTGCTATGTAGTAATATAGTGGAAATAGCATTGATAATACTAGTGCCTTGACTATAGACAAACTGTCTAGTTTTTTTATCGTAGGTAACTCTTTTTCGAGATATAGGATTTGTTGGATCAATTTGAACATCATTTTGATCATTGGTTTTACTTTCGCCCGACATGTTATCAAATTCTAATGCACTTTTGCCGATAACATTTAAATCATTTGTATCTTGTATCAAATTAGCGGCGGAAGATGTTCTACTTATTGTTATCCCTGGTCTAACAGTTGTATTAGGGTTTGCTTGGGCAACTCCCGGTTCCTGTGAGGGTATTCCTGTTGCATTGTACAGTTCACCTGTTTCTGAACTTCTTCTAAAATTGCTAATACTGCCGTCTTCGTTGCGAATCTCTTCCCCTATACTTTGTCCTTGCTGATTGACTCCGTTTAATTTTTTCGTATTTCCTATATCAGGAAATAAAATTACTATTTCATCGTATGCGGTTGGTTTAGAAGATTTGGCTGCAAATTCTTGCAGGCGTTTATTAACAATAGTTTGTAAACTTTTTGGTCCGGACTGCAATGCTTCTTGTACAGTAGATCCTTCAACGCCAATATCATGATCGAATAATCCAAAATTGTTTAGTAATGGTACTTCATTAGAAGGATGACCTTGTACCCTATAAACAGCGCCGCCGGCACTGGCCGTCATTTTTATGTCTTTAAATGTAAAAGGTATGTGACGAGTTGTGTTCGGCACTTTTATAGAAGTTCCGTTAGAGTCATAACCTATAAATTCAAAAGTTAATAAAAATACTGCGTTATTTAAGAAGCCAGGCCATCCTTGGGATAAAGCGGCATTATTACATACCTGCATGAATAGTCCCATACTGTAAGGTTCGTGGACGTCAAAGGATATGTCAGTAGAATTAGATGCCTGATATTCAGGATTAAATGTTATTTGTGAATTTAGTTCGACATTGTTGATGCCAAAGTCATATTTTCCTGTTGAGTTTTCTGATGTCTTTATTATTGATTCGCCTGCTAGATCTCCAGCACCAGAACTACGTAAAACTATTGATCCAATATTTCCGTTTTTGTAGGAATTATCAGGTTCATCGTGCATCTTACTGCTAATGCAACTTATTGTTATAACAGAATTGTGACTGGAAAACGCTGACAACACATTTGGAAATGGTAATGGTATCGGTGGTGTCTTTTTAGTAGAACTTCCAATATAAACCTTGTTGCCAATTTTAGTAGGTACTAGCGCACGGTCACTTCCATCCCTCTTCGTCGACGAGCCTTCTGGAGTTTTATCGGCTGAGGGTTTACCTTTTTTTTCAGGTTTATTTGCCGACGGTGGAGGTGCTTTTCCGTTGACTGCGGCTACTGCTCCAGTATAATAACTAGACACCGGAGTGCCTGCGCCGTCTACGGCGTTTTTATTCTTATTGAATGCATCCGCATATCTGGCTACTCCTAGAGAATGTGCGCCTGCTAGGTGTCCTGCTACTTGATCAGGAGGTGTGTCTTGTGTTATTACTTTTGCGGCAATCAATCCTTGGAAATTTTTTTGGGTGCCTCTGTCAAACGCCTGATCTTGTAATTCTTTGCTGGCTAAAAATTTGTTTACACCACCATCGATCGTCCAGTTAGCGGGATTTTCCATTAATGCTTTATGATTGGCTGCTTGCTCTATGCGAGTGCTGCCTAACTTACTATAATCTGTTTCTATACCAGGTTTAATTAATCCTTGGCTTTGTGCATACTGGGCGCCCATTTGGTACGCACCCCTATAGCCTGCGTCGACATTTTTGGCAACTATATTACCTGCGCTGTCTTTTAAATTAACATTCTGAAGACTAGCATAGTTTCCTCCGCTTTCTTTTTGTACAATAAAATTACGAAACTTTTCGTAATTTTCAGCGCCGATTCGTTCTTGTGCGGTGGCCATTTATTACAACCCTAATAATTTAAATAGTCCGCTTTTTTTAGGAAGGAATATTTCTACACCTGATCTAAAATCAAAAATAGGATCTCTAATTTCGTCCATATTTCGTTGTGCAAACACCCACCATAACTTTGGAGTACCGTATAGGTAATTGGCTAACAGGTCTGGCCTGTAATTAAACTGCGGTTCGATCACATAAAGAATATCATCATCCTGTGCAGCCACAGGTCTGATATTAAAATATCCTAATAAACTTGGACTTATATTAGTCTTAGCCCACGGACTAGTGTTGGGATAATTTGCAGACATTAGATGAATCCTTTACTGCCACCAGGGCCTTGAGAATTTAAATATTTGCCTGCGGCAAAATCATTTAGATTAAACTTTCTAACAGACTCTCTACTATACATAGGTAACAATGTTACGGTAAAAACACTTTTTACAGGAACATATCCAACACCTGCGGTGGCTTGTAATTGAGTAGGCACCATAAAACTGCTGGGAATGTAATCAACGTCTTTGGGCATCTCTACTGAAAACTGTGTAACAGCCACTGGAACATCTTTGAACACATAGTCACCGTAGCCGCTTAGTTTGATAATAGGAGGAGGTGATCCAGAGTTTGCACCGTCACCAAAAAACATTTTAGTCATAGTTCTAAAAAAGTGTACACCTGCAATCCAGTAGGCCGCATCGTTGGAATCTTCACAGTAAAAATCGCCTACAATAGTAATCTTATCTAGTTTACTGTTTTCATAGGCAGCGAACGGGTAATTGTTATGTATAGGATCCATGGAAGAATAGTTTGCCGAGTGTGTTAATGTCACCGACGGAGTATAAGGAAAAATAAATCCGTTGCTTTGTATAAGCGGTGCTAAAATAGGGCGTTGGGCCGCAATACTTGAAAAAACTGCTGTGGTGTCAAATATACTATCTATAGGAGGGATGCTTAATTTTACCCGCCAATCTCTTGGCTGGGCCGATGCAAACGATGCTTTTCCTTCTTTAGAGGCAGCATCGCCTTCTGCACCTGGAGCCACTGTTTTGCTACCCGGAGCACCAAACAACTTTCTTGCTCCTTGTACAAGTCCTACTCCTGACTTAACAAGGCCGCCGGCAGGGCCACCGATGCTGGTGCCAAAGTTGTTAGCACCTTGTAAAAATTTATCAAAACCCTGTGTCATATTTGGCTATCTCCGTTACATATATTTATTGACTTTATTATCTGCTGAGTTTATTATAGCATAGAGGAGTTCCACAATAAAAATGAAAAAAGTTAACTACTTAAACAACAAAGATTTATTGGCAGAAATACACAAAAGTAAAAATTCGTATTCAAGTTTTACTAAACAAGAATACCATCAATACGATTTAATTTTGCCAAGTATTGAAAAAATCAACATACGCACAGTTGCAGAAGCCAAACGTGTTCGGGCAAAGCGTTTAGCACAGCAAGCGTTCGAAGCCGCTAAGGCTGTTGACCCAAAGGTCAAACTTGCAGAGTTTGAAATCGATTATAAAAAGATCGAGAAAACAGATATAGTTTTTAGGATCATGACCTATGAGCATATTCCAGATGAGCCTGGAAGAAAAAAGAGTGTTAAAAGTGCGGCTGATGCCAAGGCAAAGGTAAACTTTCCAGCATTCCAACATTGGAAGTTTGACGAAAACGATAACTTAGAATGTGTAGGTAAAAGTCACTGGATAGGTGGCGTGAAAACTGGCAAGTTTAGTAAAGAGCACGGTCAAATTACCAACACCCTGGCTCGTATGTATATTAAACTATGTGAACGATACGCTACCAGAGGTAACGTTCGTGGATATACTTACAATGAAGAAATGAAGGGACAGGCTATCCTTCAACTTACACAAATTGGACTACAATTCGATGAATCAAAAAGTGATAATCCTTTCGCGTATTTTACCGCCGCAGTTACTAACTCGTTTGTGCGTGTCATCAATATCGAAAAGAAGATGCAAAATATCCGAGATGACATCCTTGAAATGAACGGTATGAACCCTAGTAATACTAGAATGGTTAATCATGAATATTCAAATGCTATGAAACGAGAAATCGATACTTCAGTCGAAACACCTGCTGAGGATTGACATTACTTTAATTTTTTGCTACACTACTAGGACTTATGTTTAAAAAAATTGCTGCCTTTACGGATATCCATTTTGGATTAAAATCAAATAGTTCCACACATAATCAAGACTGCGAAGATTTTGTAGACTGGTTTATTGCTGAAGCAAAAAAAGAAGGATGCGACACTGGCATCTTCCTAGGAGACTGGCATCACAATCGTAACAGTCTTAACATGCTGACTATGGTTTCCAGTGTTAAGGCATTGGAAAAACTAGGCAAAGCCTTTGAAAACTTTTATTTCTTTCCAGGTAATCACGATTTGTACTACAAAGACAAGCGTGATGTGCATAGTGTAGACTGGGGACGTCATATTCCCGGAGTTACTATTGTAAATGAAATTACAACCATCGGTGATACAACAATGGTTCCTTGGTTAATAGGTGACGAGTGGAAACAGATGGAGAAACTAAAGAGCCGATATGTGTTTGGACACTTTGAACTTCCATTGTTTATGATGAACGCCATGGTGCAGATGCCAGATCATGGCGAACTACAGGCCAGTAATTTTAAAAATCCCGAGTATGTGTTCAGTGGTCACTTCCATAAACGTCAAGCAAAGCAAAATATTGTTTATATTGGCAATGCATTTCCGCACAACTATGCAGATGCGTGGGACGATGACCGCGGCATGATGATTTTAGAACACGGCAGCAAACCAGAATATCGTGTTTGGCCCGATGCTCCTAAATTTAAAACTGTTAAACTAAGTCAACTCATCGACGAAGGCGATGATATTATCAAGAGCAAAACTTATCTAAGAGTAGGCATTGACATCGACATCAGTTATGAAGAAGCCAGTTATATTAAAGAAACATTTTTAGCGAACCCAAATTTACGTGAACTTACACTTATTCCTGAAAAGAAGGAAGTGGAAATCAACAACGATATCGATGTTGAACACTTTGAAAGTGTAGATCAAATTGTCAGCAATCAAATTGCAAATATTCAAAGCGACAACTACGATTCTAAAGTGTTGCTTGCAATCTATAATAACCTATAACAGATGATAAAATTAAAAGATTTAACTG